GGATGCAGCAGCACTCCACCCGTTTACGTTGTCCGAGAAACTGAATGTATACTGGAAGTGCTGCTTATATTAACGTTTAGCTTGAAATAGCTTTAATTTTTAGATTGAACGTTTTTGTTTTTGGAGTAAGCTTCATAATTTTTCCCATAGAAAACACAGAGCAATACTGGATTGGAGGAATTTTAAATGGAATTGCTTGAGCTTAAAAACAAATTTCTTTCAATCTTAGAAACCGATATGGAAAACTTCAGCGGAAGAATATCCGCTGTACTAAGCGATTCTAACACAAGAGAAAAGATTTTTTCTCAATATGTAGAACTGGTAGATGGAGATTTGGAGACTGACAACCTCCAGAAAATTTGGCAATATTATCATGCTGATAGAAAAGAAAAATGCCAAGACTACACACCTAAAAGCATTGCACGTTTGCTCAGCGCGCTAACAGAAACAAGTGGATTGGTTTGCTATGATTTGTGTGCAGGTTCTGGAGCATTAACGATTTCAAAGTGGACTTTAAATAAAAACAAAATCTTCATCTGCGAGGAATTGGATAAAAGAGTTTTTCCAGTTTTGCTTTTTAATATGGCTGTCCGAAACATGGAAGGATACGCAATATGCAGAAATTCATTAACGTTGGAATTTTTTGAATGTTACAAGTTAACAAAAGGAAAACGATTTTCAGAAATAACGTCAATGACCGCACCGCCGGAGATTGAAGCGGATGAAATCATATCCAACCCTCCTTACAATATCAAATGGGAACCGCCTCCTCCACTTTTTGCTGATTCAAGATTTCAGAAATGCGAAATTCCGCCAGAAACAAATGCAAACTGGGCATTTGTTTTAACCGCGTTGAATAGGCTCTCAAACTTTGGAAAATGTGCATTCGTACTTCCCTGCGGTTTTTTGTCAAAAGATAATGAAATTGAACAAAGAAGATGGGCAACTCAAAATCGCTTGATTAAAAAAATAATAACGCTTCCAGACGGAATGTTTGAATCCACAAGTATTCCGACCTGCGTTTTACTGTTCGCGAAAGATTCTGAAAGCATAGATTTTTATGACGCACGGAAAAGCGGTCACAAAGAGGAACGACTTCAGAATGGGCAATTTGGCGGAGCAAGCCATCAAAATCGAACATATAAAAAAGAAGTCAACGCTCTTTCGGATGATATAATAAGCCAGCTTAAAGCCAGTCCCACAGAATGCCCCGGCTTTTCAACAAAAAAATTTTTAGAAGATGTCTCAGAAAATCAATGGAACTGGATTCCGAGCAGATATATTCCGCTTCCTTCCACCGAAATCTTGCATCGAAATTATAGTGATATCATGGCAGATATCAACCGTGTTAGCCGTGAACGATCAGCTATAAAGCTAACAATTAACGAATCTCTTGCAAAACAGCTGGGGCTGTATGAAATTGCGGAGCTTGAAAAAGCAACAGACTCTGAAAACTTAAATCAAACGTTTCGCATTTTGGGCGGAGAGTATATATCAAAGCCTTACATTACATTGTCAAAAAACAAAAACGAAATTAAATTCGAGGCGAATGATAAAGAGATTCTCTCTTCAATCTTTTCAATTTTGATTCCTATGTGGAAACAACACGTTTTTTATTTAAATCAGGAAGAAAACAACCTTCTTGCTGAGCTTCGAGACGCGATGATTCCAGATTTAATGAGTGGGAAAATCAGTTTGGAATAATGACCGATAAGTTTTACAAATGGCTCTGCGCTTTGATAGCATCCGGTGATGTGCATCCGTTCTACTGCTCCTCGCAATGGGTGCGGTTATCGCACAAGGTTCTGGACATGGACAAGCACGAATGCCAGCTGTGCAAAGAGCACGGGCGTTACCGGCGGGCAGAACTGGTGCACCATGTCAACCATGTGCGCCGCGCGCCAAAGCTGGCGCTGGATATCTGGTACACGGATGCAGACGGCAACCGGCAGCGCAACCTTATCAGCGTATGCAAGGACTGCCACGAGACTGTGTGCCACCCGGAGCGGCTGCGGAAATGCAGCGGCGGTGCGCCGCTGACGTTAGAAAGGTGGGATTGAATGCCATCGTCTGATAATTGTAATCATTATGTAAAACTGTATTTTTGCTTGACGCCGGAGCATTTATCTCTTGGCGATGAATGGTGCAAAGAGTTTGTGAAGTTACAATTGCAAGAGGGATATATCCGCGCGCTGGAAGACTTAGAAAACGAATGGCCGCGAATTATAAAAGACTGCGTACACCCCCCTGTCAAAAAAACGGGTTGAGCGGGTCAAGCCCTTATTCGGGGTGTCCCCTGATCGGCGAGCTAGGCTTGCGCGCACGCACACGCGCGAGGATGGTATACAGATTGCACAAATATGGATGAAACGGAGATCGTGATGGGAAAAAGAAAAACACCGGCCACCGCCAGCGAAAAATACCGGATGGAACTGGCGGAGATCGAGCAGGCTGCAAAGGCAGCCAACTGCGACACGAACTTTTTGTACCGCTCAACGCTGGATCGGTATGTTACGCAGCTGGACCTTCTGGATCAGGCACAGAACGACATGAATGAGCGCGGCCTTACCGTAGTAAAAACCACTCCGCGCGGTGCGGAGATTGAAGTGGCAAACCCTTCCATTCAGGTTTATAACCAGACTGCCAGCGCAGCCAACTCCACCGTATCAACACTGCTGCGGGTCGTGCAGACGTTCAAATTTATGGCAGCAAAGCCCAGCGAGGACGATGAGCTGTAATATTCCCCCGGAGATCTTGGAGTACATTGAGCAGGTGGAGAACAATGCTCCGCGTGCTTGCAAGGAGCAGCACGCCCTTGTTGCACTGATCCGGCGCGTTTTTGCAACTGAAAATATTTATGTAGATACCGAGCGTATGCAGAAATATTTTGGCATCGCCCGGTATTTTCCTTATGACCGCCTTTTTCCGTGGCAGACCTTTGCGCTGGGGCTTTGGTTATGCACCTATCGCAAGGATGGGAGCCCCCGGTTCAAGACACTGTTTGCCATGGTCGGGCGCGGCGCTGGCAAGGATGGCGTGATTGCTATTTCCTCGGCAGCGCTCATCAGCCCATACAACCCCGTGCCGCACTATAACGTGGATATCTGCGCCAACAACGAGGAGCAGGCCGTCACCCCTGTGAAGGATATCGTGGAGGCACTGGAAAACCCAAAGTATGAAGCCAAGCTTTCGCGGTTTTACTACCACACAAAAGAGGTGCTGCAGGGACGCAAGAATCTGGGCGAGGTAAAAGGCCGCACCAATAACCCCAAGGGGCGCGACGGTATGCGTTCCGGCGCGGTTATCTTCAACGAGGTGCATCAGTACCAGAATTACGACAACATCAAGGTGTTTATTACCGGCCAAGGCAAGGTTGCAGAACCTCGCGTTGGCTTTTTTACATCCAACGGCGATGTATCGGACGGTCCTTTGGACGATTACCTTGCCCGCGGTCGGCGCATTTTGTTTGAGGGCGAACCGGATGAGGGCTTTTTGCCGTTCATCTGCTGCCTGAACACCAAGGACGAGGTGCACGACCCGGAAAACTGGTGCATGGCAAACCCTTCCCTGCCCTATCTTCCGCATCTGATGCAGGAGATTCACGACGAATACCGCGACTGGAAAGAGCGCCCGGAGCAGAACGGCGATTTTATCACAAAACGCATGGGCATCCGGGACGGCGCGAAGGAAATTTCTGTTACCGACTACGAAAACGTCAGGTCAACAAACCGCCCCCTGCCGGATATGGCTGGCTGGAGCTGCACTGTGGGCATCGACTACGCGGAATTGGACGACTGGGCGGCAGTAGACTTGCATTTCCGCAAAGGAGACCAGCGCTATGACATCAATCATGCATGGATCTGCGCCAACAGCAAAACCCTTCCCCGGGTAAAAGCCCCATGGCGAACGTGGTGCGAAAACGGAGACTGCACCTATGTAGACGATGTGAGCATCTCGCCGTATCTTTTGACGGATTTTATCCGGGAAGCCGGACGGAAATACACCGTAAAAAAAGTGGCGCTTGACCATTTCCGTTACACCATGATGGCAGAAGCGCTGCAAAGTATCGGTTTTGACGCGAAGGATAAAAACCGGGTGAAGCTGGTACGCCCCAGTGACATTATGCAGGTTGACCCAGTGATACAGGATTGCTTTAACCGCAACCTGTTTACTTGGGGCGATGTGCCGCATCTGCGCTGGGCGGTCAACAACACCAAGCGCGTGCGCAGCAGCCGAAGTCAGGGCGTGGATACCGGAAACTTCATTTACGCCAAAATTGAGGGCAAAAGCAGAAAAACAGACCCGTTCATGGCGCTGGCGGCAGCCATGACGGTGGAAAGCGATCTGGGCACCGGTCAGGTGCAGCTGCCAAAGATCGGAGCATTTTGCTGGTAACTTGCTGGTAACTTGCCGGAAGGAGAAAAACAATGTCTTTTTCTGAGAAAATCAAACAGTTTTTCGGGTTTTCGCCGCCCGAGCAGAAGATTACCGCACATGATTTTTTGCTGAACGGCGATGACCTGACCTGCGAAATGCTTGGCTACTGGCAGGAATACCAGCTGCGTGACCTTGCATTTAACTGCTGCGTAAACCTGATTGCGAACGCGATTGCAAACTGCGAGTTTAAGACGTTCGAGCGCGGGCAACCAGTCAAATCGGATTATTACTATCTGCTGAACGTAGAGCCGAACGTCAACGAAAACAGCACGGCGTTCTGGAAAAAAGTAGTCTACAAGCTCTATGCCAAAAACGAGGCGCTTGTTGTCCCGATTCCGCGCGGTGGGAGCGTTGAACTTGTGGTTGCAGACAGCTGGACAAAGCCGGAGTACATCCCCACACAGGAAAATGTATACCGCCAAATACAGGTTGGGCAGCAGTCATACACCCGCGACCTGAATGAACGCGAAGTGCTGCACCTCACCCTGAACAGTGATGACGCAAAAAAAGTTGTGGACGCTCTGTATGAAAGCTACAAAAAACTGGTGCAGTCCAGCATTAAGAGCAACGTCTGGAACAACGGTCAGCACATGAAGGTGCACATCGCGCAGGTGGCCAGCGGTCAGGACGATTTTGAGAAAAAGTTTTCTGATATGCTGGAAAGCAGCTATAAACCATTTCTGGAATCCAACACCGGTTTTTTGACGGAATTTGATGGCTACGATTTCCAGTTGGTGAACAACGGCACCGGCACAAAGGACACGCGGGACATCAAAGCCCTTTTTGATGACATTTTTTCCTTTACCGCGCGCGGACTGGGCATCCCTCCTGTGCTTGTGCAGGGCGATGTTGCGGGCATCAACGACATTATCACCCACTGGCTGACCACCGGCATTGACCCGCTGGCGGCGCAGATCAGCAAGGAGTTCAGCCGGAAGCTGATTCCCAAGGCGGATTGGCTGCGCGGAGACCGCGTATATGCGGACACCTCTACCATCCAGCACTTTGATATGTTCTCCAATGCAGCGAACATTGAAAAAATCGTTGAGAGCGCCGCATATAGCATTAACGAGCTGCGCGAAGCCACCGGCGGCGCGCCGCTGCCTGATGAATGGGCTAACATCCACTGGATGACCAAAAACATCGCTACCGTGGAGACCGTTGCAAGGGATGCCGCCACGGAAAGCAACCCGAAGGAGGAATAATATGCCGAAACCCTATTTTGATATCCAGCAGTTTGGCGAGCAGACGGATATCTATATCTTTGGCGATATCACAAGATACGCCGATGAAGCCAGTCAGGAGACCAGCGCGTACAGTCTTGTCCAGCAGCTGAAGAAAATCCCTGATGCAGCCGAGATCAATCTGCATATCGACAGCTTTGGCGGAAACGTTTCCGAAGGATGGGCAATCTACAACGCGCTGCAAAGCAGCCGTGCGCGGGTCACCTCCTATGCAGACGGGTTTGTTGCCAGCGCTGCTATTTACCCGTTTTTGGCTGGTCAGGAGCGTATTGCAAGCAATGTGAGCGCCTTTTACTTTCACCCGGCAAGCCAGCTTGCGGCCGGTTACGCCGAGGATCTGCGCAACGCGGCGAACGCACTGGACCAGCTGACCGAAATCGGGCTTGGCGCATTCACAAACGCCGGCATGGAGGAACAGGCCGCCCGCGATCTTGTAAACAGTAAGGCGTGGTACTCCCCTGCCGCTATGCTGGAAAAAGGCATTGCAACCAGCATCCGCAAAACCGGCGATGCTTCCGGCGTGTCCCAGAGCGTGCGCGGCTTGATCGTGCAGCAGCTTATGGTGCCGCATAAGGATGCAGAGCCGCCCGCTGAACCGCAGCCCAAAGAACCACCCGCAAAGCTCAGCCTGATGCAGATGCTTTGCAATATCTGAAAATAAGCCGTAAAGCAGCACTTCCTTTGTGGGGGTGCTGCTTTTTAAATACCAAATAAGGAGAAATCAACATGAATCTTTCTGAACTGTACAAGAACAATCAGAAGCTGAACGATCTGCGCCAGAAGCTGCACGATGCTTACAAGAGCAACGACGAGAATGCTGTGACTGACACCTTCCTGCAGATGTTCCAGACCGTGGGCGACATCAACCGCGAGGAGTACCAGCAGCAGCTGGACGGCATGAAGCAGGAGCTGGATAACTCCGTCCTGTATGCCCGCGGCGTGCGCCAGCTGACCAACGACGAGCGCGAGTACTATCAGGCCGTGGAGAAGGCCATGCGCGCCGACAACCCCAAGCAGGCGCTGGAGAACGTGACCGTTGTGTTCCCGCAGACGGTTATCAGCCGCGTGATGGACGATCTGGCATCTAAGCACCCCCTGCTGAGCAAGATCCAGTTTACCCCCACCGGCGGCGCGATCCGCATGATGCTGAACACCGACGGCATCCACAAGGCCAAGTGGGGCAAGCTGTGCGCTAAGATTGTGGAGGAGCTGACCTCCGGCTTTAAGGAAGTGGACGCAGGTCTGTACAAGCTTTCTGCGTTCATTCCGGTCTGCAAGGCGCAGCTGGATCTGGGCCCCGAGTGGCTGGACCGCTACATCCGCGCAATTCTGGCGGAAGCACTGGCAAATGGCCTGGAAGAGGGCATTGTCATGGGCGACGGCAACGATCAGCCCATTGGCATGGTGCGCGATGTGAGCGATGACGTTGCCGTAATCGGCGGCAAGACCTATCCCGAGAAGGCAAAGGTCAAGGTCAACGATTTCGAGCCCGCCACGATGGGCAATCTGATTTCTATGCTGGGCAAGACTGCCAACGGCAAGGATCGTGACCCGGATGATCTGATCCTGCTGGTCAACCCGCAGGACTACTACCTGCGCGTGATGCCTGCAACGACCGTGCGTGCCCCGGATGGCACTTACCGTAACGACATCTTCCCTGTTCCCCTGACGGTCATCAAGACCGCTGCGCTGCCGCGTGGTCAGGCTGTGTTTGGTATCGGTCGTCTGTACTTTGCACCGGTCGGCATGAATAAGAACGGCCGCATCGAGTACAGTGATGATTACCATTTCCTCGAGGACGAGCGCGTTTACCTGATCAAGCTGTACGCCAACGGCTTCCCGGTGGACAACAACGCCTTCTTGAATCTGGACATTTCCGGCCTGCAGCCCATGACCTACCGCGTTACTACCGTTCCCGCGCCTGCCGCATCCACTGATGCAACTCTGAGCGCCCTGAAGCTGGGCAGCCTGAACCTGACCCCGGGCTTTACCTCCAGCAATGTGACCTATACGGCTACCACCTCTGCGGCCTCCAACACCATCACCGCAACCCCCGCCAACGCTGGCGCTAAGGTCAAAGTGGAAGTGGGCGGCAAGGAGATCGAGAACGGCAAGCCTGCAACTTGGAACGATGGCAGCAACACTGTGACCATTACCGTGACCGCGGCAGACGGCGAGACCGTCAAGACCTACACCGTCACGGTCACCAAGTCCTGACCATGATCAAGATGTATGATACCAAGCTGCTTTCGGATATCAAAAACTATCTTGATATCACATGGTCGGATGATGCTTTGGATAAAAAAATCTGGGACATCATCGTGACCGGTATGCTCTATCTGGACAGCAAGATTGGCACGGCGCAGGACTACACGCAGCCCGGGCTTGCCCGTACGCTGCTGATGGACTATGTGCGCTACACCCGCGACGGCGCAGCGGATATTTTCGAGCATAATTATCTGCACCTGCTGCTTGCGGCGAGAAACGAAAGGCTGGTGAATGATTTTGCAGAGAACGCGCAAAAGCCCGACCCGCCCTGACACGGAGGTCAGCCAGACCTTCAACAGCGGGGTCGTGCAGATATTTTCCACCCAGGATGCCGCACCGGTCGGGCGCTCCCCTATTGTGGAGTGCACGGCAAAGTGCAGCCTGCGGTACGAGGAGCAGCGTCTTGGCATCAACCGGATTTATTTGAGCCGCCAGAATCAGGCGGAGATCGTCCGGGTGATCCGCGTGCCGGCACCCCAGAGCATCGCGATTTCCAGCCAGGACGAAGCCCAGACCGAGGACGGCAGGCACTACCGCATCGACACGGTACAGGCCGTCCGAAGCTGGCCGCCTGCGCTGGATCTGGCGTTGCGTGCCGTGGAGCATGACTATGACAACAGCACACGGGAGGAGACCGAGGATGACATGGTTTGAGTGCATCATTGCTGCCCACACAGCTGTTACAGACAGTGTAAGCCACGGCGGGCGAATGAAGTCCAAACGGTATTTTGTCTGGCAGGAAGAAGCGCCGGACGACCTCATTGCGGACGGAAAACACATCGAACGTGCCATGATCGGAACGACAGACTTGTTTACCTCGATGGAGTTTGACCCATGGTGCGACGCGCTGGAAAAGTCGTTTGACGCTTCTGAGCATATCACATGGGAAACGCTTCAGCCCATGTATGAAGCTGATACAAAAATCTGGCATTACCGCTGGCGGTGGGAGGTGTTCGGCTGTGGCTAGGATCGAAGCAAAAGGGCTGGATGCTTACATGAAAAAGCTTCAGAAGCTGAACCAAAGCACCGATGATGTATGCAAAGCTGGCGTTTATGCCGGTGCAAAAGTCATGGGTGACAAAATCAAAGCTGCCGTTGACACAATTCCGATTCACAGCCTGCCGTCCGGGCAGGAGCAGTATTATGCCCACCCCAATGGACCGCCCATGAACGGATTAAGCCAGCAGCAGGCTGATGACCTGAAAAAAGGGTTTGGCATTGCAAAATTCAGCCATGAAAACTATGCGTGGAACACAAAGCTCGGCTTCAACGGATACAACAGCATCCAGACCAAAGGGCATCCGAAAGGACAGCCGAATGCGCTGATTGCCCGCTGCGTAGAAGGCGGCACAAGCGTTTGGGTGGCAACTCCGTTTGTTGCTCCTTCCGTCCGAAAAGGACGAAAAGAAACGGAGGCTGCCATGGGGCAGGCTGTTGAAAAAAAGATAAAAGAAACGATCGACAAATAACCTGCGCAGGGTGTCCACAGTGGACACCCTGCTTTTTTGTGTGAAAGGAGAAAACACATGGTAACTACTGGTTTTTCCAACGTGCATATTGCTACTTACGCTTCCGATGGCGGCACCGTGACTTACAGCGGCGTGCGCAAGCTGGGGCGCTCGGTGAGCATGAGCACCGATATTTCCACCAGTGATGACAACAAGTTTTACGCCGATGACCGGCTGGCGGAAACCGAGACTGGCTCTGCCTTCACCGATGGCAGCGGCACCTGCACCGTGGACGGCCTGACCGCGGAGGAAGAGGCCTTTATCATGGGCCTGAAAGCCGGCAACTCCGTAACGCCGGACGAGGGCACCGCGGTGGAGACCTACGAGTACGGCGCATCTATGGAGCCGCCTTATCTGGGGCTGGGCGCAGTCAAGAAGGTGCAGAAGGACGGCAAGAGCATGTGGAAGGCAATCGTTCTGTGCAAGATCCGCTTTAAGGTGCCCAAAGACGATGCCGAGACGCAGGGTGAGCAGATCGACTGGCAGACCCAGGATCTGGACTTCAGCATCATGCGCGATGATAGCGCCATGAACCGGTGGAAGATCATCCCCAAGAAGGAGTTTGACACCGAGGCAGCGGCGGTTGCGTTTATCAAGAAGGCACTGGGAGGTGCAGCATGATCGAGGACAAGTACATCGTATTCGCGCACGTCAAGGGCAATGAGTACCCCATGTGCATGACCATCAAGGCGCTTTCCGTGCTGGAAAGCACTTACGGCTCAGTGGACAATATTTTTGGCGTTGCCAAGGAAGCCACAAAAACCGGCCGCGTTGCCGACCTTGCAAAGGCGGCACTGACCATTGCGCCCGTGCTTGCGGATGCAGGCCGGGACTATGTGCGGGAGATGGCGGCAGAATCCAACGATAAGGAATTTCAGGACATGGCACAGAGCCTGCCGGACTTCCCTGCTGCTGCGGAGCTGGAAAAGAGCATGACGTGGGCAGAGTGCCGCGCACTGTGGAACGACTGCGTTACCGCAATTGCGCGCGGCTCCGGCCGCGAGGTGGAGGCTGAACCGGACAACAGCGCAAAAAACGCGGAAAGCGCCATGTAATACAGCTTAACAGAACGTGGTTTCTGTTTTACGGCCGCAAGCTGGGCATGAATGAGCATCAGGTGCATTCGTGCCCGGTGGGCCGTATGTTGGATTATATGGCGTGTATGCAGATAGAAAACGGCGCAAACCAGAAGCTCTACGCCACCGTGGACGATCTGGAAAAAATACGGTAAGGAGGTGAACGCATGGCAAAAACGGACATTGGCCCCAAAATAAGCGTTGAAGGCGAAAAAGAATACCGGCAGCAGATGCAAAATATCATTGCCCGGCAGAAAGAGTATGCCGCTGAGCTGAAGTATACCACGGCGTCTATGGACGAGAACACCTCCGCAGAACAGCGCGCATCCTCGGTGGCGGCGGTGCTACGCAAGCAGATTGCTGCGCAGACGGATGCCCTGACTGCCCAGAAGGGTATGCTGGAGAAAACCATTGAAAAACATGGCGATGCAAGCACACAGGCCTCGGCTTACAGGACTGCTGTCTATAAGACGAATGCGGAGTTGGAAACCTTAAAAAGCCGCCTGCACGATGCAGAAAACGGCCTTGGGGAGTTCGCGTCTAAAACGGATGATGCAAAGGGAAGCTTGGACGGCCTTACAAACACAGATGCCGGAAGCGGTATGTTTGACGGGCTGCAATCGGCAGTCACAAAGGGAAGCATTGCGGCAAATCTGTTCAGCACAGTTTCGGGGAAAATCATTGAAGCTGGAAAACAGGTCGTGTCGACCGGTGTGCAATACAATGCGCAGCTGGAACAGTACCAGACAGCACTGACCAATATGCTGGGCAGCGAAGCGGAAGCCGTTGCTCTTTTGGATGAGATCAAACAGGACGCTGCCAAAACACCGTTTGATACTGCCGGTCTGGTAAAAGCAAACGAGTTGCTTATTTCTACCGGCATAGATGCCGAAAGTTCCCGCAGAACCATTCTTGCATTGGGTGACGCAGTTTCTGCTACCGGCGGCGGCAATGAAGAGTTGAGCCGCATGGCGCAAAACTTGCAGCAGATCCAGAATGCGGGCAAGGCGACCAGCGCGGACATCAAGCAGTTTGCCTACGCCGGCATAGATGTTTACGGCATTCTTGCGGACTACACCGGAAAGTCTGCCGAAGAAGTGCAGAAAATGACAGTCACTTATGACTTGCTGTCTAATGCGCTTATTTCGGCAGCTGACGAGGGCGGCCGCTATTTTAACTCCATGAGTACCCAAAGCGAGACGCTGAATGGTCAGTGGAGCACGCTAAAAGATAACGCCACGCAGCTTGCCGGCCTTATGACAGGTGACCTTACGGACGGGATAAAGGTCGTAATCGGGCACATGAATGACCTTACTGTTGCCGCGTCAGAAGCGTATGACACGGGTGGATGGTTTGGTCTGGCAGATGCAATTGCATCTAACATCCCGATAGTCTCGGAACTTAAAACCGGGTTTGAGAATGCTACAACTGCCGCGATCAATTTTTTGGATCGTGCCAGTTATGCGCTGAACAAAGGCCTTAGCAAAGATGCTTACGCCGGATACAACAGCTACGAGGATTACCAAAAAGACCAGAAGAAAAAATCAAAGCAGACTGAAGAGGCTCGGCGAAAAGCGAGAGAAGAACGCGGAAGAAAACATGCAGAGCGCGTTCGGCAGGCAAAAGCAGAAGCCGCATCGAATTATATTGTCCCTACTTACAACGGTTCCGGCAGCAGTGGTGGAAACGGCAGCAGTGGTAGAAACAGCAGAAGCGGCGGCTCTGGCGGCAGAAGGACTACCACAAAAACCGCTCAGGACACCAAAAAACTGGCGAAATCCGTTACCAACACCTCTAAGCAGCTTTTGCAGGGCACGGAAAACATTGTGGGCGCGATCAGCCGCACAGTGGAAACGGCTGACAATACTTACAACGTCTATGATGGCACGACCAAGAAGCTGAAGGGCACCACGACCGAAACTGTCCAGACCATCACGGACAGCTGGACGGAAATGGTGAACGGCGTTGAAACGCAGTTTAAGCGGGTGCAGACCCTGACGGACGGCGTTGTGACCTCTGAAAAGGTGACAAGCTCCATCGCAGATGAAGTTGCTAAAAAGTCCGTCCATACCCGTGCGGAGACCCTGACGGCGGCGCAGGCGGAGATAGACGAAGCTATTGGCTACGTCAGCCGGACTGCCCAGACCTCTACCGAAACCAAGAAAGTGCTTAACGCTGAGACCGGCGCGCTGGAAGATACTGTTGTATCTGCCACAAAAGTAGTTACAGACTGCTATAAGCGTATCGTGGAAGGTCAGGAACAGACCGTAGAGCGCACCACCACTTACACCAACGGAATTGTAACGGACGTCAACGAAAAGGTTACCGACCTGAACACCAGCATCAAATACACCGAGGGCGCTCTGGGCGGCTTTTCCAAGTTTGTGCTGGATCTGGATTCTAAGCTGGGCGGGCTGGAAAAGGTTGCAAGCAACCTGACAAAAAGCCCTCTGGGGCAATGGTTCAGCGATCTGGCGCAGGGCTACCGTGCAAGCGATAGCTTTTGGGAGAATATCGACGTTCCGGGAACGCTTATCAGTGGCCTGACCGGTGCTGCACAGGGCTTTCAACTGACCGGAAACTGGGCGGGAGCGCTTGCCGGTGGAATATTTGGCATCGCGGGAAAATTGCTCGGCACGTCCATCAGCACCGAAGCCGGAAGCTGGGGCGCTGACCTTGTAACCGGCCTTGCAAAGGGCATTCTGGGCGGTGGCGGTATTATCACAAAGGCAGTCTCGTGGATCGGCGGCATTATAAAAGGATTTTTGCATTTTTCGCGGCCGGACGAAGGGCCTTTGCGGGAATACGAGAAGTGGATGCCCGATATGATCCAAGGCATGGCAGACGGCATCCGCGACAACGCTTACCTTCTGCAGGAGGCTGCCGCAGACCTTGGCGGAAAGTTGAAGATGCAGCTGCAGTACGATGTGGGCAGCGCAAACGGCTTTGCACAGGTGGCTACCAACTCCCGCACGGTAAGCACGGGCGGTATCAACGTCAATGTGTACCCGTCTGAGGGAATGGACGAGGAACGCTTTGCCCAGTACACCATTACACGACTTACACAGATGATCAATGAGGAGGCGGCAGCCAGTGGAGAAGTACCTGTATTTTAACGGGCACAGCAGCACCGAGTACTGCTGCCATATCGAACACAAACCCAGCATCCCGACCCCGAACCGCAAGTATGAGGAGTACGAGGTTGCAGGCCGAAACGGCAAGCTGCACGCGGATCAGGGGCAGTACGAGAATATCACGGTGTCGTATCAGCTGTATTTCCACGGCAGGAACCCTACCCCGGAGCAGCTGCGCAGCATCAAGGCGTGGCTATGCGGTACACCGGGTGTGTATCCCCTCTCGGACGGATACGACCCGGAGTATTTTTATCGCGGCATTGCAAAGATGGGCGATACCAGCAACATCTTGGATAAGTACGGCAGATTTACGGTCGCATTCGATTGCGACCCCCGTCATTTTTTGTGGTCCGGGCAGGAGCTGCAGGGCATGACGAACGGTCAGGTGCTGCTCAACCCGCTGGATCAGGTGGCACTGCCCTATTTTGAGGTGACCGGAAACGGACAAGAGGGCGAACTGCTGATAAACGGAAAAGCGTTTGGTATGAAGCCGCCCGCTGATAAAACCGTGTGCTGCGATGCAGAAACGTGGAACGCATGGCTGGAGGACGGCATTAATGCAAACCCGGTGACCGGCGGCATCTGGCCGGAGCTGGCAGCGGGTGAAAACCTTATCCAGTGGAGCGGCGGTATCCAGACCGTAAAAATTACGCCAAGGTGGTGGACGTTATGAACCCTGTTCTGCATGATGAAAATGTGACTACCGTAGGCAATTTTGGCTATGGTACGCTTTCGGATGCGCTGGAATGCACTGTCAGCTGCGAGGAAAACGGAACGTATGACCTGACCTTGCAGTACCCCGTAACCGGCATTCACGCGGAAAAGCTTTTGGAGCGGCGTATCATCAGCGCACGGCCTTCCAGCTACGAAACCCGGCAGCTTTTCCGCATTTATCGCATCAGCCGCCCAATGAATGGACGGTTTCAGGTGTCTGCGCACCATATCTCGTATGACCTCGGCAACTGCATCGTGAAGCCGTTTAGCGCAAAATCGCTTAGGGAGACCATACAGAAACTCAATGAGAACATTGTGGGAGACTGTAAGTTTGAGATCTCTGCGGATTACGACAATGATAAAGAGTTTTCGGTCACAAAACCGGTGACTGTGCGCGCTGCGATGCTCTCCAACGGCGGCAGCAGCATTGCGGACACCTACCTTGGCTATTGGGAGTTTGACGGCATGAAATGCACGCTTCGGCTTAAAGAAGAGGTAAACCGGGGCGCAGTCATTGCATACGGTCTGAATCTGGTGGACGTCACGCAGGAAAAAAACATCGACAACGTATACACCCACGTCTATCCGTACTGGACAAATGCACAAAAGGGTAAGTTTTACGCGCTGGACCCCATAAAAGCGTCTAATATCGAGGGATACCAGAAGATCTACCCGCTGGACCTGACCAGCTACTTCCAGAAAGCACCCTCTGATGCCAGTATGCGGAAAGCTACCACTGAATTTTTGTCTAAAAACCAGATCGGGAAAATAGAGCCGAGCTTGACCGTAAGCTATGTGCAGCTGGAAAAGACCGTAGAGTACAAAGACCAGAAGAACAAGGTCATTCTGCGCGGCGATACGGTAGAGGTGCGTTATTTGCGCCTTGGCGTGAATGTGCTGGCCAGAGTGACAAAGACCGATTATGACGTTGTTCACGACCGGTACGCCTCGATCTATGTAGGCAAGGCAAGCGAAAAGCTTGCAAGAACTACCGTGAAAGACCGCAACCGCATGAGCACCACGAACGACCGCGCTGTTGATGCAAGCCGTGTGGCCACAGACTACATTGGCGAAACGGACGATGGCGGCATCCAGTTCGGGCCCGGAAGCTTTAATTACACGATAAACGAAAAAGGACTGGAGTTTCACGGAATAAAAAATCTGGAACCCATTCGCGTCTGGCAAAACGAAGCAACAAAAGAGCCTCTCAAAAGTTTAGAGGAACAAACGATATCTGTTGACCTTACCGGTTACTCCGCTATCCTGATCACTTACGAAAGCACAAAAGGCACTACATGGTTTGCGGGCGGCGGCAGCGGCGGCAGAGTATCCAGCATAATACCGGTAAACGGAAAGACCTACACGCTTATGTATGCGTGGAACACACCACACTTTCGGAACATCACAGTTTATCAGGACAGCATTGAGTTTGGTCCTGGGAAAGAGCGAACATCCAAATATAGTCCGCTCACTGGTACTATTTGGACTAACATAGATCTGGAGACGCCAACGTTTGATGGATGGGCCACCAACAACGCCGTTTGTGTACCGCAAGAGCTTTTTGGTTTTTTGTAAGGAGGGCTATTTTGAAAAAAGATGGTTACCTATACCAGTGCACCGTGTGCCCGGATGGGCGCATCAAAAACGGTGGCTGGACGCTGAAAAGCGTTATCCCGAAAACGCTGCCGTCGGATCAGCTGCTTTTTGAGGATTTCCCGGCCAACAGCAACGGCGGCAATGACTATATCTGGGACGGGCAGAATTTGATTTTTGACCCGCTGCCGGAGGAAAGCGAGGAAGCAAATGCAGAAAATCAGGATTGATTTTGATAATCCCGGTCTGCCGCAGCACATCAGCGCGGTGGAGAACGACAGCCAGAGCCGGTTTTTTCAGGCGACGCTATACGAAAACGGCAAGGCGTATACTGCGCCTGAAGGAGCAACCTACAGTATCATGTACCGTGGCTTCGGCCCCCAGAATCAGGGCTGGTACGATACCATCAACGACGGTGCAGGCAAGCGGGCAGCTTGTGCCGTGTCCGGCAACGTTGTCACCTGCGAGATCGCACGTCAGGCGCTGCAGGTGCCGGGTCATGTGAGCATCGTGCTTTGTGTGACGACCGGAAAAGGCTATATGCTCAAGAGCTGGCCTATCGAGTGCGACTGTAAAAACGACCGCTATGATAGCACCGCGGAGATCCAGAGTTTTTTCTATGTGACAAGCGTCTCTAACGCAAGCTGGATGCAAGTGATCCAGGCGGTGGAAGAGCTCAAAAATATCATCGACCCCACCCTCTCCCTCTCCGGCAAGGCGGCGGATGCGAAAGCGACTGGAGATGCGGTTGGGCAGCTAAAGGAAGATTTAGGAGCCTTAAAATATTTCACAACAACTCCAACAAGTCCTTATGATGATTGCAATACACTACCAAACAATTGCAAAATATGGTATACAAATGGAAATTATCCCAAAAACCTTCCGAAAAATATAAGCGAATCTGGTTTTATAAACATCATTGCTGTCAATGGATACAACAACGAAAGAATTGGCGGCTTACAAATTGCGGTTTACGAAAGCGGAATCACTTTTATACGAACATATCGCTTCGTAGGAACATGGTCAGAGTGGACTATAGTAGGAGATAATGAAAAACATGAATATTTCACAACAACTCCAACAAGTCCTTATGATAATTGCAATACACTACCAAACAATTGCAAAATATGGTATTTCTACGGCAAACACCCCAAAAATTCACCTGCACCTTTGAATGAATTTTTATCAATTATTACAATAAATGGATATATAAATCCCGATAACAGTGGACAAACTCAGATTGCTATAAGCAATAGTGGATTATGGACAAGATTTAATACAGGAGCTTGGAGTAATTGGAATAAAATAAATTCTACATCAAATATATGTGTATACAGCGATATTATCAAATCCACATTCGATAATAAAAAAAATCCGGTCTTTTATGGAGATAGTATCACAGCAGGTTCGGGAGTGCCAGACGATAGCGATTATCCTACAGTTTTGTGCAAAAAAATAGGCATCAAGTCTCATAGCAACTATGCTGTGGCAGGAGCATCGTATACAAATTCCACAAATAGCATTATTTCACAACTTTCGAACTATGATGAGAATGATATTATTGTTATTTCAGCGGGTGTTAATGATTGTGCTTCGAACGCTACATTAGATAGTGTAAGATCTGGGGTTAAGAATGTTTGTGATTATCTCAACGCTAATCATCCAGAAACGCCTGTAATCTTTATTACGCCTATTAAAGGGGGAGGATATAAACTAAATAACCTCGAAAAATACATCAATGCAATTTCAGAAGTTGTTGTTTGTAATGACATTTACAATCATTTTAGTCTTATAACAGGATATAATTTTGCATTTCCTGATACGACTGGTAGCAGTGATTATATTGTAAAAGTTTTTCAAGGAAAACAAAATGTTCACCCGTCTGAATATGGAGTAAAAACGGTTTATGTCCCGGAACTATGCTCTCGACTAATTCATGACAGAATTTATGAAAACCCTTGTGATTATGATGGACTTGATGTGTGCGCGTTTGACACATGCATTTGCATCGGAGATTCTCTAACTCAGGGCATTTTTAACGTAAACAGACTTGAATCGAGCGAATTATATAATTCCATGAATTATCCGAAATATTTCGCGAACATGACGGGAATTTCGGTAAAAAATATGGGACATGCCGGGAAAACGACGGTCGGTTGGTGGGATACATATAAAAATAGCGATTTGAGCGGTTACAAAATGGCGATTATACAGCTAGGAGTCAATGACTATTACAGCACTGGAAGCTCGTGGACAGAAGAAAGTAACACGGCGCTGTCTAACATTGTCACAAAATTGAAAGCCGAAAACAACAATATTAAAATTTTTATTGCAACCATCATACCTGCAAAATACTACCCCGCAAGCCAATTTGCAAGCATAAGCCAAGGAATCCGTGATTTTGTATCAAATTTGAGCGACAAAAATGTGATTTGCTTGGACATGGCAGCTTATGGACATACAAATGACGAAGATGCGTACAATACCGGGCATCTGTCAGCTTACGGATATTGGCGACTTGCAAAAGACTATGTGTCATATATAAGCTGGTATATGCACAACTATCCATCTGCTTTTAAAGAAATTCAATTCATTGGAACCGAATTGACAAGCGGGTATTAACTAAATAATACTTTATCTTACCAAAAACCGAAAGGACGTGACCACATGAACCTCCTGACTTTCCTCTCCCGTCTCTTCGCCGCCCTTGCCCACGCAAAGGAAGCGGCAGACAACTCCACTGCAGAGCCTGGCCCCGTGTCCATGGTGGACACCCAGAGCGCCGCTCCCCCCGGCTGGGAGGGCGCACCACCCTACCGCTACATCGACGTGAGCCGGTATCAGGGCAAAATCACCCTCGACGGCTGGCGCAAGGTCAAAGCGGCTGGTTACAAGGGCGTCATGCTTAAGACGGTATCCACCAACAAAAAGCTCTCCAAGCGGGCAGACGGCCTTTACATCGACCCGACCTTTGAGACCAACTACCGCAACGCCCGGGCTGCCGGGCTGGACGTGGGGGTCTACTACTACACCTACGCCACCAGCGAGGCGATGGCCGCCGCAGAGCTTGCCCTTGTGCGGGAAGCGGTACGCGGCAAAGAGCTCACCATGCCCGTGTGCGTGGACGTGGAGGAAAACAAGCTCAAGCCCATGAGCACCCTCGACCTCACCAACCTCACCGCCTACGCGCTGGAGCAGGTGGAGAAAATGGGCTTTTACGCCCAGCTGTACACCTACACGGGTTACAGCTATGAGTTGGACATGCAGCGTCTAGCAGGCCGCTGGGACGTCTGGTTGGCCGACTACACGGGCAAGACGCCCAAGGTGGATTACATATACCACGCCCACCAGCACACCAGCAAGGGCTCTGTGCCGGGCATCTCCGGCAACGTAGACTTGAACGTCACCACCCGCAACTACCCGAAAATCATTGCGAAGAAGGGTCTGACCCGTCTTCGGGAGGGCGCATGAGCGAATCAATCATCGTGGCAATCATCACCGGCGGTCTGAGCCTGATCGGCGTGATCGTCTCCAACAACCGAACCGCTCAGAGCATGGACAAGAGCATGGATGCCAAACTGGACAAGCAGCAGGCCGTCACTGAAACCAAGCTGGAAGAGCTGACCCGCGAAGTCCGGGCGCACAACAACTTTGCCCAGCGCGTGCCAGTGCTGGAAGAGCAGATCAAGGTGGCAAACCACCGTATCGAAGACCTCGAAAAAGAGAGAGGAGAGTAATACATGGCAACAATCAATAACATTTTGACCGCACTTCCTGCCCCTGTGGCCCTCGTGCTCATGCTGGGCGGGTTCATCTTCTACGCCCTTGGATGTCTCCGGCTGGGCTACGGTGCCGCCGTCAAGGGCACTGTGCTTGACCTCATCGACCAAGCAGAGCGAGAAATCCAAGGAACCAAGCGCGGCGCAGAGCGCAAGGCGTGGTGCGTCAAGATGCTGCGCCACTATCTGGACAACAGCAAATGGGGCAGGCTGGTCTCGTGGGCTATCACGGAAGAGACCATGAGCAAGGTCATCCAGTTTTTCTTTGATCGGGCAAGAGCAGCCCTACAAAAGCAGTAAGGAGGATATCATGGCAAGCACTATATACGAGCAGAAACGATTTTGTGAAATCAAGAGATGCGGCAAAATCGACCATCTCGGTAACGTCCCTGTAATGGTGCGCAACGCCGGACAGCTGCCGCAGCCTTTCTGGCTCGGTGCTGCCTGTGGCGGCGGCTCGTGTGGTGCTGCCCGCTGCGCTGCAAGGACTTGACAGACAGAGGATGATCGCCGCCATTAAAAGCGCACCGCTTGGGAGGGTAGACCGTAAGATAGCCTTACTGCGGTACGTTGAGCGGCTCCCGCTGCCGGACATTGCAGCACAGACACATTACAGTCGGACAGCGATAGGATACCGACTAAAAAGCATTGAAAAAATGCTGGATGTGTGATATATTAATCATGAGCATCGAATTAGTTTTGGGCTTCTGCTCTTACAATTCAAAAGCGGCAGGCTTTCGGGTCTGCCGCTTTTCTTTTTGTGCGGATTGTGGTATAATTATCTCAACAAATCCTCCCGGCCTCTCGAAGAAGCGCATTAGGGTGGATATTTGAAAGGCTGCGGCCTATGTAGAGAGCGGCATTGCCTGTGGGCAGTTCCGCTCTTGATTTTAGACTTTGCCGTTTTGGCAGCACAAAACCCCCGGTGTTCCATTTGGAACATCGGGGGTTTCTTTATGCGGCAATATGCACAGCCAAAACCGCATCGTGCAGCATTGCTCGTGCATCAATGCCATATACTCCGGAAATGGAATCAAGACTGTTCTCGCTCCACTCCCAATCAATGGCAGCATCGTCCATGCTACCGTAACAGCCGCCCCAGTTGCGGCCATCGGTGCTGGTTACATCCCAGAAAACGCGGGTGCCAAAATCGCCGCAAGACAAATCGTCCACGGTGACGGTGAGGTAATCCCCGTTTTCGAGGGCAACCATGATGCCCCCGGATGGCTGGGAATACCCGCCGCCATTGTTGGCGGTGTTAGGGTCTGCTGCTGGGTTGCACTCACAACCCCAAAAACTAACCATATAAGCATCCATGACAAATTCTCCTTTCTTTAAGGGTTTTCTTCCCTTATTATACCACAGCCCACGGATTTCATCTGGTTAAGGTTATAGCAGATTATAATGCTCCGCCAGCAAAAAGCGGACGTATGTGGGGCACGCACGCTTTTCACCGCACCAGTCCTGCACAGTGCGCAGTGGGACGCTCACCTGCTTTGCAAAAGCGGTCTGCGACAGACCAGTGCGGGCTACCAGCTCTCGCATAGACAGATGCGCCACGTCCCAGATGGTGGACAATCTTGCCTTCTCGGCATCCAGATCCACGCACCCGTCGGCATCGTCCGGGATGCTGAGAGTGACATTGCTGAGGAATGCTGCCCGGGATGTTTTCGGGTCGGTTGCCATATTAAAAAGTTCAGCTGTGTACATTGCTTTTCTCCTTCTTAGATTTCCTCAGTCGATGTTCGCGCATCGGCTGGGGACTTTTTTACTCCATATCTTCCAGAGCTTCAAGATACTTCGGGTAAAGTTCTTCCACGACGGCCTGTCTCTCAACGTCGTCCAGATTGCCGTTCATGAGTGCCTCGCCCTCTTCATCGGAGAGTTCGATGCTGGTAGTGACCATCAGGTCGCGAGCGTCCAGATGAGAGGTCTTGACGTCGCCATCATCGGTGAGGTGCGCGTAGATCATCCAAACGCCGTTGTCGTACTCAATTTCGGTACCGGTGGCCATAACCTTGGTTGCAAACTCGTCAGCAGTGAGCTTTTTCATAATTGTTATCTCCATGTCTCCATGTCTCCATGTGTTTGTGCGGGGCCTTTCACTGTCTTTATTATACACGCATTGCGTGTAATTGTCAAGACTTTTTGAAAATTTTATACGCGTTGCGTGCAAATGTTTGAGCGCTCATACGACCCTGTGCCGTGTGGGCGCTTTTCTTTTTTTGTCCTTCGTTGTACCTTCGTTGTCTCTTGTTTTCTGCCGATGCAGTACACTGGATGCACAAGGAGGGATGTTTTATGAGCTATTACCAGATACCCGGAACGCCCTACGTTCCGCAGCAGCCTGTCAATCCTTACGGCGGCATGGGCACGGTAGGCCTTGCCACTTCCCTGCCGAACCCGCAGATGCAGCAGACGCAACCGCAGCGTCCGCAGCCGATGAATGGGCAGCAGCCTGTTCAGCAGTCGGCACAAGATGGCGGCTGGTTGCTCGGCAGACCTGTTTCCAGCAGAGAGGAGTTTCTGGCAATACCATCTGATTTGTACGGAAGATGGACGTATTGCCCGGATTTGCGTAGTGGGGTCATCTACTGCAAACGTCTGAACCCAAACACTTGCGAATCTGACGTGTTAGAGTTTTACAGCCCGGAAGCATGGAGACAGATGCAGGCGCAACAGGCACAGCAGACCGCTGCACCGACACAGCAGTATGTGCCTATTGAGCAGT